TTTCGCATTGCTTCAACTTCGGTTGCTTTGACTGTTTCATCGGCCCACGATGGGATCAATTCCGGCAACAACTGCGCTTGCTCTGCAAGGTGTTGTTGATATCTGGCTTGTTGACCCTGTTGGGATTCTTGCATCAGTCGTTGCTGTTCAGATTGAATAGCTTGCAGCTTCTTCGCTCTGTCCTCTTTTTGCACTCTGTACTGGCGCTCTAACTTCGTTGCCTCAATGGGATCAGCCTCATACGCGGCGTTCCAATCAGGTTCGGGTTGGTTATCGGCCTGTAGTTGTTGTGCAAGTTTAGGCAAGAGCTCAGCGTACTGCTGCTCCATCTGCTGTGTTTTCTGGAACTGTGCTTGAGCCTCTTGAATCTGTCTCTCGACAGTTTTGCGCTGCTCTGCTACTTCCTGAGTTTTGTGCCGGTAATCAGACTCCCTCGACCAGGAATTGGTTAATTCTTCAAGTGTGACCTTAACTTCTCTACCACCCTTAACACGGACGGTATAAAGTTCCGGTTCCTCTTCTTCAACCTCTAACTGTTGTTCTTGTTCGTCTGTCTCAACTGATTCTTCACTCGCTTCATAAACGAGTTCTTCATCAGTCACGGATACCTCTTCGGTCACCGCTTCGGATTGGTCTTCCGCTTTGTCCATTTCTGGATTCATCAGACCTTCCATATTTGCTATTTGGTCAACTCCATCGTACAAGCCAATTCCAGAGTCTGGGTTGTTGGTTGCTTCCATTAGGTGTTCCTTTCGATTGTTAAATTATCTGCTTTCGCGCGTAATCTCGTTAGAATCACTTCCATCGAGATGGCGAGTCCGTGCAGTGCTTCTCTTTCCTTGATGTCTTCGGTCCTCATCCATTCATGGAAAAGGTCGTGCTTCACCTCGTCCACGATAGTGTTAAAGATCTCATCATCGACGATGGTCATTGCCTTCTGCCCTTCGTCGCGGATTTGTTGTTTTGATTTACTCACAGGAGTCCCTGTTTAGCTTGCTCTATGTACCCCATTACCCCATCTAACCATTCTTGATCTGCGGGTTGTGGAATGATGGATCGCATAGTCATCGACCTGATATCCGCAGCGTCCTTCTTCTTCTGGGTCACACCCTTCTCATTAAGAAGTCGCCGTCTAGCGTAGTGGTCAGGGAACAGGTACTGTAGGGGTATTGCTGTATCTACCCCACCAATGTACTTATCTCGCTCTAGCTGGGTATCGTAAGATCGGTGCGGTGTCGATGGGTTGCCCACCGTCTCGCCTGTCAGTGTAGATATGTTCTGACCGCCATGTCCTGCGGGGGTGTGTAACATTCTAGGATCTGCGACAGCGTATCTAGTTTCTGCTATGTCGGGTATACCCCGCATAGCTTTTACATCTTTTAACGATAGTGCTTCCATCAGTGCGCTTCTAGCACTACTGTTGCCCATCATGCGGTCAAAGTCACCGTCACCTAGAAGACCACCTTGCCACCAATCGACACTGCTCTGAGGCAACGCCTTCTTACCCTTACGCCTCCGGTCGGCGTTCTTTGAAGCCAGCGCCGCCTTCTGTTTAGCTCTAGTAGCAACACCTAATTTTTTGATGGTTGTTGGGGATACCCCATTAACCTTCATCTGACCCAACAACCCCTCTAACATCATGTGGTTGAAGTCCATAGATTTCCAATCCATCGGCATGAATACACCGTATGGGGTCTGCCCCATCATGAGTGACTCTTGCGCTGCGTTCTGTAACTTTGCTATAACCCCTGCGTTTGATGCCCACGCAGCCTCTGGGTTATTCTGCATAAACTGGTTACCACCGGACAGGTCTATCGCACTCGGTAGTTTAGTATCACCGATGTGGGTTAGTAGACCCCCCGCCTGTGATTTATCCCCTATTAGTGGGATTAGGTTTCCACCCTGTAATGCTTCCGGTGATACTGTCTGATAGGGGTGAAGTAGTCCCCCACCCTCGACAACCCTATTCATCTCTGGCACATATATGTCGGTCTGGTTAGTGCCTGGTATAACTTTATCTAATCTCTTTCCCGCGCCTATCCCGTGCCAAGCGCCCATCGCCTCGCTCTCTGCTCTCGATATCCTTCCAGCGCCGAATAGTGATTCGAGCATGGAGCTACCAATAGCTTTGGGATCGTTCTCCGCTATCCAAGGGAACGACTCTTCAACATTATTACTGGCGAAGTCCGTCCAGTCGGACAGTAATCCACCGACAGCACTGCCTAACGTCGGAGGACCAGATGGACTCTGTGAATATTGAGCGGTGTTATCTTGAAGTACGTCCCAAGCAGTTCTCATCTACTGCACCCCTCTACCAGCTTGGATGCCCTTAATCATTTCTCGATCACGATCTACGTCGGCGCGTATCTGTGCGACGTTGACGGTAGCTCCGTTCTTGCTCTCAATCTCCGCAGCTCTCATGTGGATATCGACATCGAGCTTGTCACGCTCCAAGTCATCTTTCCGCATCATCTCATCACGCTTCAATTCCAACTCAGCGGCTTTCTTCTGAATATCCGCTTGGATGCTCTGCGCTTGGACTTCAGCCAGTAATTCTTCTGGTGATTTCTTCTTGTTCTGCGCTGTTTCTGGTGGCACTAACGGTTGTCCGTCTTGCAGCGCGTTGATGAACATCGATGGGTCTTTGAACCCACTTAGCTCGACTATCTTAGCCAGCGTGTTGCTGTACTGTTTTGGTGACACCAAAGCGTTCACCGGACCGAGTAGCTTCATCAGCTCTTCTTGCTTACCAGCGATCTGCGATAGCGCTGCTATCTTTTCGGTGTCGGTGCCTTGACCTAATGCGACGTTGGAGACGACATCCATGTCGGCGTTCCACGACGCGGGGTCGATAGGGACAAACTGGTTATTTAACCGGGTCATCCGCTCTTCATCCTGATGCGTCGTGATGAGCTTCAAGATCCCTTTGAATAGTTGCTTCATCCCTGTCTCAGCAAAGATACGCGCGATCATTTCGATGTGCTGCTGTGCCTGACTGACGGTCGCGTTGACCGCCGACGCTGTGCTGGATTGAAGGGCTGCTGCATCTAACCCAGCGGCTGCTTTAGAAATACCGGTGCGGTTCTCTTTCAGCTCATCGAGGTAGTTCATCATTGGAAATGCTTCTTTACCCACGAACGGCATCGCGAACGGCTGGACAGACCCGGCGCTTCTCATGCGGATGATTGCCCCGACCTCAGTATTTAAAACATCGTCGATATTAGCTTGGCCTTCCACAATCGCAGTGCGCGGGTGGATACTCATCGCCAAGCTGTCGAGCATATTCCGTAAAACGGTTGATTTAGTCTTTTGGATGTCCATCACCGAATCCGCTACCGACATTCCAAAGAACGTGTGGGGTTCGGGGTCCGGACAGAATGTGGCAAATGGGATATCCGCAACTGGCTCCCAGTACAACACCTTATTAGATGGGCCGATGGAGCAAACTTTGATCAGCTCGGCAATTCCATCACCATCCATGTCGGCTTTGACGTAGCTCTCGGTGTAACTGACCTCACGCGCGGCATCATCTGATCGAGTCGCCTGACCGTAGCTCTGTGTTTCTTGCCGTGCAGCAAGTTCATCGCTCCAGCTCAGAACATCAGTATCGCCAGCGTGTTCTAGGATTAGATCTTCTTCGTAGCCTCTAGCCACCAAGTCGCTAACGGTTAGCGTTGTGCGGTGAGCAACAATCGTTGCATCGTCCAGCGTCTTAGCATCACGGTCTATCAGGAACTCTTCGGGTGGTACGGCTTCAACTTTGACTCGGCCTTTGTCTACCCGGCGCGTTACTGTCGCTTCGATTGACGGCATCCCGATGGGTTGACCCATCTCGTCCATCTCTACCGCTATTTCTTGGGAAGTGACCTCAACCTGGGGATCGGAGGCTAAGTATTGGAGTGCTTCGGGGTTGAGGCCACTAAAATGTTCGGTGGAGACTTCTACTTCTTCACTCCAACGGTACTTTATTATCCCGACCTTACGAACCAGCGCATCTTTGAACGCTGATTGCAGCGTCAAAAACCCAGGGTTGTCCTGGGTAAATATGTAATTAATATAGTCGGTTGCCTGTTCAGCTTTCTCGACATCCTCGGCATTTCGGGGAACAAACTCCACCACCTTATCAGTAGAGAAGAAGATACGCATGAGAGATGGCATGATTGCCCCAACCGTATCGCTAACGTCGTGTGATACTATCTGGGAGCGTCCATCTTCCTCGTTACCAAACCGCTCACCCTTATAATACTTGGTGGCCTTGGCGCGTTGAGGACCGATGTCGTTATCGATGAAATCGACTGCTGAACTTATTTCGGATGTGACAATGGATTGAAGGTCGTCCTCGGAAAGCGATTTATCATCAACCTCGATGACCTCCAGCTCTTCGACTTCACCTTCGATGGCGTTTTCGTACATGGATTGCACCCAAAATAGACTATGGTGGGTACATTATACGCTTTTGGGGGTGTTTTGACTATGAAAGTGGGGAGCTGTCCCTATTTACCCCTTATTTCTAAGTGTTTGTGGGGTTTTACAGCTCTTACACTATTTTGTAATATGAAGTCGGGCAGAAAAAGCGCCCGATTTTATCTCAGGCAATAAAAAGCCCAACCCCAGTATCGCGTAAAAGGGCCGGGCTTATCGGCAGTGCTATTATACCACCCCTTTCACCGCTCTTTTTAGTGGTTTCTTCCACTGCACCGAGTGTTTAGACCCAAAAGTAGCCGTTGCAGCGTCACTGGCTAAAGTTAGACAGATCGCGTCGGCTTTATCGGGCGAAGGAAGCCCCCGTTTACGCATTTCGTCCTTACTTTCGATCTTCATCTTACCGCTGGAGGTGAATTGGTACCTGGGCGACACTAATTCGGAGAACAAGGCACTATCCACCGGCAGTTTACAATCTTTTGCAGCCAACCAGTCCTTCAACTTGAACCACAGCTCTGCTCGTAGATTCAGATAGGTACCACTCATCGCACTAGCCTCACCGACGTTGATCCCTCTGACCGGTAGATCCAGCTCTTGCAACCGATCTACCACACCAGCGCCAAGGCCGATGCTATCGACCAGTATCTCGGTTGGTCGCTGCCTAGGGATCAGACCGTTGTAACGATCCACCACCCGCCCGGTCAGCTCCATCAGACTCAGCCCCTTCCAAGATATTAGCTCGGTGATTGCGTTGCCGTGTCTTATCGCAAGAACGCTACTATCGGCCCCGAACCGAGCGACATCCAAGCCCCAAACAGGCACCGTATCGGGATCGCTTTCGATGTCTCGGTTCTGCGCTGATTCAACCGTATCGGCTGGAATAACGGTGTTGTCTTCTTTGAGTGGAAACTCACCTAATACACGGACCCTAAACTGATTCGACTCCGCGCCGTATTTAACTTCCATCTCCCGAACGAACTCATCAGATACCCTGGGGGATTTCATGCAGCTAACGTGCATTGTTTTCCAGTCGGCTTTGACTCGGTGATGGGTGTCGTAGAACAGGCCAGATGATCGGGTAGGGTTTCCCAACAATACAGTCGTGGCGCTGTGTCCAGACATTGAGCCAGACGCAGCCTCGAACACCTTCTCGTCGATACCACTCGCCTCATCCGCAACCAGTAACACGTTCTGACTATGTACACCGGCTAACGCTTCGGGCGTTTCTGCCCTTGCTGTCCGTGCAGATATGAACGCTTCACTTGGCGCTGCTTTTAAAACAACTCTATCCGATGTCACCTCGAACAACTCACCCACATAGGGTGGTAAGTTCCTTATCCAACTCTTCAGCTCTGCGAACAGAGCATCGAACAACTGAGAGCTGGTCGGTGCGGTGACCACGATCTTACAAGGGAACCGCGTCGTCAGATACCACACCATCGCCCAACTTGAGGCGGTACTCTTGCCAGTACCGTGGCCAGATCGAACACTTATCTTCCTCTCACCGTTGGCGATATGTTCCAGAAACTCAGCTTGCCAAGGATCTGGTTGGACCTGTAAAACATCCTTAACGAAAAGCACCGGATTGCTCCGGTACTTGGCGATGAAATCAATGTATGGGTTTTTGTTCATGCTGCCTCTTTTAATATAGTAGCGACGGTACTTTTCCCTATTTTACTCCAACCACAGTTATTAGCATTAATACTATCGGCGATGGTGCGAAGGCCAAACCCAAGAGACTTCAACTGGACGATCTCAGCAACAGCAGAAGCTCTCCAGCTCTCTGCAACCACCACTGACTCCTTCTCGAGGCCCTCTTTACGATACCCCCAAGGCGCTTTGCCCCCACAGAATCCACCGGATGCTTTCTTGGCGCGTTGCCCCTTCAACACACGCTCACGGATCAGTTCACGCTCGTAGTTGGCAAAGCTCACCATCATATCGAACATCAACTTGCCAATGGCGTTGTCGTCTGCCGTCAACTCGCCTAAACCGTTAACAATCAAGCGGATACCGTTGCGCTTCCAGACATCTATCGTCTTCTGACCATCCAAAGATGACCGGAACAGACGATCTATAGTTGCCACGATCACTACGTCGCCCTTGGATAGATTGTCGAACACGGCACCCGATGGGCGCTTCAGTAGGGGGATCGAGCCCGACACGCCCTTATCTTGAATGATAGAAGGTTCGGGCAGGTCGTGTGTTAGCGCCAAACCCTTAGCGATACGTTCTTGGGTATCTAAAGATGTACCATCTATCTGTTGGTCGGAACTGACCCTTCCGTAGCCTATTACTTTCATTGTTTTGCTCCAATGTCAGCCCACTTAACTATAGTTGTTAAAGCGGGTTCAACCGTATAGGGATCGTTTCTCCCATTCTTCCACACCTCAATCTTTAATCCCTCATCTACCTTTGTGACATCGATCCGTATGTCTCCACCCAGTGTCCTCTGGGTATGCCCTTCCTCTATTTTATATAGATCCATGATCTCTCTCCCATTTACGTCTTATCATTAACGATCTTGATATATTCCTTAATCTCTTCTACCTTCGCCTTCTTCACCCAGAAGCACCGCTTGACCAAGCCTTGCTCCTTCATTCGCTCACCAAACTCACGTTGGTGGCGGGCGTTGTTTTGGGGTGTGTTAGCTGCCATTAGTTGGGTTCCTTATTAATTAAGGTCTGAACCTCTTCCAATATATCGTCTAATTTCTTACCTTTAACCATTAGCGAGCCATCTTCTGCTCGGTTGCCGAATAGATCGTTATAAACTTGCCTAGCCTCACGGTTGATTGTAGATTGTGAGTCTTCTGACCAATCCACCAACCACTGATCATTCATTTCGATCTCAACTTTCTGCGCTTGTTCGGCAGAACATCCTGTTGCCTTCATGATGTCTTTTATCGCTAACGTAAGTTTTATAGGTTTTGTTGTCATTTTCTCTCTCCTATTTCTGATGCTTGATTGCAGTTGCCACTAAATGTTCTAGGTTAGCTAGGATGCTGTTATCTAGTTTTGAGAGCTTTCTTTTATTAGTGCCATCCAATTTAGCTAATAGCTTGTGCCACTTGATTAGGTCAGCCTCAATACTTCTTACGTTTAACTCTGATTTGCTTTTAGATATCTCAACATTACCAATGGTGATGTACTTTTTAACTAATTCGATCTGTGTCATTGCTTTTCTCCGGTTGGTTAATTTTGGACTCACAATCAGTATACTTATATCTAAGTAATAACACAAGGAAATAATATGATTTTTTAAAATTAAACTGTGGGGGTTCGTGTGTGTCAGGGGGTGATAATTATCGTGACCCCCAGCGTTGGGCGAAGGGGGGGGTCATCGAGGCTCATCCAGGCAGCCGGTCGGCACCCTGGGATCGCTGCATGATGTAACCTATTGATTTACATGGGGTTTATAGTGTCCTAGCACTGTACTGCTCGGACAAGGTGGATTTAGGGACACCATCGACTGTACAAATATTGTACAAATTGTACAGTTATTGTACAATCGCGCGGGTATGTGGACCGGTGCGACGGTGCGGCTCACGCGTCGTTCTCGTCCTTTATCACCTCACCTTCCACCACCTCCGGTGCCGACATCCGACGCACTGCATCAAGGTGTTCTTGTGTGACATCCTGCACCTTCATGTCGACTTGTTGTCTATCACCAAACGTATTGCGGTCCATCATCTTGGCTTGCCACTGACGTGATTGCAGCACCACCCTTCCCGCGTTCGGGTCGATCTTCCCGTCCTCAACCAGATCAGTCACCCTATCAACATCCTCGAAGTAACCCCAAGCTCTTGCGTGTTTAGCTTCGTCAAGACCCTTGCTCAACGCCTCATCATCTTTGATACGCGCCATCATGCGCTTGTACGGTACGTCCCTCGTCTTCGCATACTCCTGTATCGATAACCCATGACTCACCCTCGTAAATAGATCCTCCCAAAAGAAAGCATCTGCCATCTTCTTGTCGGCCAACTCGTTCCGATGCTTCCGAACTTTCATACCCGGCATAACTATCTCTCCCAAGGTTCTTTCATAAGGCCGCTATATAAAGCCTCAGTAAAATTATCAAGCGCCTCACTACATTTCAGTACCCTCAACCTAATCTCATCCTCATCAGCCACACACTTCGCTGCTTGGTACAACCTGCCATGGGCAGCGGTGATGTGCTTGATATGCTCATTAATCTTCTCATTCACCGTCAATCTCCTTATCTCTGATGTTTAATCTCAACCCCATCATAGAGGTCATAAACTCTTCCGCATTTTGCCAAATCAACACACTGCCGGTTCTTCAAACT